GCGGCCTGCTGCGCCATCTCGAACGCCTGCTGCTCGGCGGGGCGGAAACCTGCAACGCGCGGCCCGCTGTACGGCTGGTACGGCAGCGAAGCGACTTGCTGCGCGGCCGACATGTTGCGGGTCAGCGCTTCCTTAATGAACGGGTCCAGCGTATTCTGCTGGGTTGTCGTTGCAGTTTGACCGCCTTTAGACATACTTAAAGTTCCTTAATCACCGTAGTGCAGAGGTGTTTCGCGCCACGGCTTTCTAAAACCCTCATCCATCCCTTCCTGCCCGAAACTGAAAGAGATGTACACCCGACTACCTTAGCATAGATTTCAATGGAATCCCACATCTCAAGTAACTCTTCCATTTTCCCTCCGGCGAGAAAAATATGGAAGACTTTCTTTTTCGGATAAACGTAAATTTCGGTAACGACGGCGCTGTTCCTACCCGGCCAAAATTCAAAACGTCCCGCCTCTATTCCGTCCCAGACATCCTCTATGTCGTGAGTTCCGTTCGAGTAAACCAACGCGTTCTCCAGCCACTTAGCGCATCGGTCGAATTCCGCACGGAGTTGCATCACGGTTGTGCTTCTGTCACGGTCAGAATAGCTGACGGCACAGCCGGCCGAGCGAACGTGGCCGTGCCGTTAGCCCCGGTCTCTGCCGCATACGCTGTGATCTGGATGTTTGTGTCTTCGACGGCGAACATAAGTTGAAAGTAATCGCTCGGGTTCAGATACAGAACCCAGTTCCAAGACGGAACGAGCATAGTGTTCGAACCGGCTAGGCTGACTTCGCCGTTGGAGTTGGCTACGTCTGCGCCGTTCAGCCGCGGCCAAATCCAAACCTTCTTGTTACTTGCGCTGCCGCTGGACAACTGCAACGAGAACTGGAAATTGAAGTGTCCCTTGCGCGAAGCCACAATGCGTGATGTTGGCGATCCGCGCGAGAAACCATCCGCCGCGTCTGTCGTATTGAACGTGATCGCTTGCGGCGTGTAGACGGCCCCGGCCGTCTGCGTTGTCGTGTCAGAGAACACGCCGTACTTACTGACCACCGCGCCTTCGAGCGAATCAACGTCCGGCACGATCAGTTTGGCCGGGCCGTAAATGCCGACATCCTGCCCCTTAGTATACGTCTGCTGGGCGAACGTCTCTAGTATACGATTGCGCTGCGCTTCGTGCAGCGGATCATAGATTCGAGGTGGCGAAGGGAGTTTCATCGGCGCCCGCCGGCAATTGCTTCAAGCCGCATCGTCCCAACGCGCCAATCAGTATTATCCTGGGCGATAATCTTCATCTTGACCTGGCGACCGTTAAAGCGAACACTTGTTGGGTTGGCCATGCTGTACGGCCCGTGCGTCCAGACTGGCGCATTCGGATAGTACTTTGTCGAGAACGATACAGTGACTTGGCCCTGAGTGCGTTCGTCGGGGATCAGTTCGTTGACGTAAAACACGCGGTCGCCATTGCCGACTTGCACCGGCCCGGATTCTAGATATACTTCCGCGCCGCCGTGGTTCACCCCGACTTCGTGGTCGTAGATGTATCCGTCTGGCGTGACGTACAGCGGATTGGCGAACTGACCCCGATCAGTGCCCGCTGCGCGTGCGAGCGTTCCGATGGTCCAGTAGTTTTGGGCGTAGTCCCACACAACATAGCGGTCGTTCTCCATTGAGCTTGACGACGGGTAGAACCACCACACTTCGTTGAACTGCGAGTTATTGACGGCGTAGACTTTGCTGATCTGCGCCTGGTTGATGTCGCTGAACACGTAATCCGACACTTCGCACGGCACCGACTTTACGTAACCGTCGTACATGAAGAAACCGCGCGTGCCCATCCAGACAGCGAAGTTGTCCTGTACGGCGATAGCGTTCGGCCCGGCAAGGCCGCAAGCACGACCGGCGTATTCCGAAGTGTAGACAAACGGCTGGCCGGTATAGGTGACGATGTGCGCGTCCATGTCCGTCAAGATCAAGTTCTGACCACGAACGCGCTTACCCGTAACGATCCGCCCCCCAGTCTGAAGGATAAGACTGCCGGCGTTGTTTGTGCTGGACGGAGTCCACACGGTGTTGTCTTCGAGATCAGACCACTGGACTTTACGCGGGTTACCGCCTGCACCGAGCGCCATCATTGAGCGTTCGTTCGTCACGAGAACCGCAGTATTCGAAGTCGGCGCGTTTGTTACCGCAGCGGCCTTGGTTGGCGTGGTCGCGTCAAGTTGCCACTGGTAAATCTTGCCATCGTAGTTCGAGCAAGCGACCAGGTACTCGCCCCAAGTATCCATCGTCCAGGTTGTTGCAGGCGTTGTCGAGCCGACATCGGGACGCGGTGTACCGTAGAAACCACGACCATAGAGACCGACAGAATAACCCCCGCCGACAGTCGCGTCGGCGTTGCCCGGCGTGAAGCCGGTTGGCGTGATGTCTACGACAACGCTCGACTGCGTAACAGCGTACAGTTTCGAGTGCGTGCCGACGCCAATCCAGCGGGTATTGCTGTTATCACGCCACGTAATCATGCCACGCGGCTTGCCACTCATTTGCGTCGTGGTGCGCTGCTGCCATCCGCCAATCGGCCGGATCATTCCTTCTACCCAGCGAACGAAGCTCGCGTCGTACCACCGGCCGGAAGCATCAAGCTCGGTGCCGTTGCGGTAAATGCCCGGTGGTAGTTTGATCGGAAGAAGGGCCATGTTTGCGTCCGTAGTTAACCGTTCACCGTATATCAGTTTTTAGCAGACTTTGCATCTACCGGACAATCGTGTTCGCAAACGCAGACATAGCGGCTATTATGGGCCTCGATCTCCGCAATAGTTTCGGCGGTGTCCTTCAGACTATCGTAGCTGATTGGCTTGGTGATCTTACAGTAATCACTGACTACGGCGGGCGCGGTCGAATCTAGAACGCAACCGCTCGTCGCGAACAGGATCGGGAGTAGCCACAGCTTGTTCGGCTTGTTCTTCACGGCGCATCACCTCCTGTAGATCGGCCTCGCGCTGCTGCGCCTTTCCGGCGTCAAGCAACTGCCGGTCGGCAAACAGGCGCCCAACCGCCTGAAGCAAACCGAACAGTTGCTTGAGTAACTGGATCACTTGACGCCGTTACGCACAAATGCGGCGAGAAGCGCGGTGAAGACCAGGTTGGCGGTCTGCATGAGATCGGCGTCGCCAACGAGATACGCGCTAACGGCGGTGAGAACGGCAACGCCGGCCGTTATATAAGTCTTGTAGCCTGCAAACATCTTATTACTCCTTATGGATACTGCTTCCACGGAAGCTGCCAATGCGGCCCGTCTTTGAAAGTTCGCCAATCGCCGCCCCATTCAATCGGGACTTTGAGTTCAACAGCAGCCTGTTTAACAGCCTTTGCAATTCTGTGGTAGAGGGGCCAGTCCCACCGGACTTCGCCGTCAATCACTGCGGCAAGATCGACGGCGTGACCCGTAAGGTGACGCGAGCGCAGTGTCTTAGACGCGCCCGACTTGACGAGTTGCTGCTGGCGCGCGGCGGTGCGCAGCCCTTCGAGTACAGTAAAATCAACTTCGGTAAGCTGAATAGCACGCTCGACAACACGGACGAGATCGGGGTGTACGCCCTTCAGTCGCTCCTTAGAACGCGCTCCTAGAGCAAAGGACATATTAGGCTCCAACCTTAATTTTAAACGCAGTCCAGATAATACCCACGGCGACGATCACACCAGATAACCACTTAATAAAACCGACGACACCGGACGCAGTCTTCCAGGCGTCAACCAGTCCGGCGACTTCTTTTGAAAGTGTGTCTACCTTGTCGGTCAGATCGATAAGTTCTTTTTGCAAGATAGCGATCTCTACTTCGTGGTGTACGTCGGACATAGGTAATACCTAGACAAAAAGCGCGACGGCCGTAACCGCGCAGATTGGCAAAAATACATCGGCTAGTGATTTAATATTCCAAACACGCCCCTGAAGCCCGCCGTGCCACGGCATATTGGCGCGAATGCCCAAGCCGTACCGCTCGATCCAGCGATACTCAGCTTGGGCATGTTCGCGGCCAATGAAGAGCGCGGCACCCAAAGCCGCGCCGGCCCACCAGTTTCCGGTGGATAGGCCGATAGCGGCCTGCATGAGCAGGGCTAGGACGGCGTGCAGCATTAGGCGGCAGCCCAAGGCAGCGGAGGAGCGACGACCGGCGGGTTGGCCTGATCGGCGATCTGCTTGGCCAAGTTGGCTTCGAGCTGAGCAACCTGCTCTTCGCCCATGGCGTCCTGCACCCAGCCGATAACCTGCTCTTCGGTCAGGTCGGCGAAGGGAGTGAAGTTGCTACCCTCGTCAAGGGACACGCCAATCGAGCCGTAGGCCGAACCGCTATAGGTGCCGTCGGTGGCGTCAAGTCGCCAGTGGACGGCAAAGACCACATCGGCCTCGCCTTCGTATTCGGGGTAGCAGTCCATCTGAACGACAGCCCAAGTGTTGGTGATAAGCATAGTTACTTCTCCTTAGTTCATCGCCTGCCATGCGCCGCCGATGTAGACGTAGAGTTTGTTGTTGGTGCTATCGACGACCATCGGCGCAAGGCCGGTCTTTGCTGTCGGCGTACCAGTCGGCGTACCAGCGCAAGTCGGGATGTAGAGGAAGCCGTTAGTGGCGTTAGTGGCAAGCGCGCCCGAACCAACGCTGACGTTACCGCTGCTGTCGATGCGCATGCGTTCGGTAGGCGTCCCATTGTCCACGGTGGAGATAATCGCGCCGTAGCCGACGCCTTGGTCGATATAGCCGATAAAGTCCGCGCCGTAGTTGTCGCGCGATACACGAACCGCAGTGGAGCTAAAGCCAGAAGGTGCCGCAGCGTCTCTTACTTGCAGACGCGTTCCCGGCGAACTCGTCCCGATCCCGACGTTGCCGCTGGCGTTAATCCGCATCCGCTCGCCATCAGCACCGCTGAAGACGTAGCCGGTGAAGCCGGACTGGTTGCCGTAGAAGTACAGGAAGCCGTCGCTACCACTACGACCGATATCGTAGTTGAACGTGCTACCTGCACCGAGGCGGA